ATATAACTTTAGAATAGAATTAACAGCTGTTTCATGGGTTAAAAGTTCTTGTTGCTCCTCAATTTTAGAAGTGGTTTTCTGAACCCTGATAACAAATGTTGAAAGTGAATCATACTGTTTTTGTTGACCCTCTTGCTGTTCGATCAATTCAAATAAATCATTAACAGGCTTTTCAAGTTTCAGTATTTTAGATTTTGTTTCAATCTCTTTTTCTGTCACCTGAATAGAATTGATTAAGGAACTAAGTTTTGATTGACGGTTAATTTTTGCTTGTCGTTTTTCTGACATTTCTTCCAAAACCTCAATATCAATTTCCAGTTTCTCCATATCGGGAAAACTTTCAAGAGATTCATTCAATTCTTTCAGGGTTTTATTTAACCCGGTTGCAGGTCTGTCTTTTTCCTCTTGGTGTCCAAGAACTGAATTGATATTGTTAATCCAGCTATTTACTTTCTTTGTAGCAACATCAATCTGATCAATGTGGGCAATTCGGTTAAAATGCGCTGCAACCTCACCTGATGTACTTGTTAATAGGAAAGGTTGATCAAATTGTGCCTGCAGGTTAATCTCGTTCATATTTAAAGCCTGTTGAATCTCTTCTGGCACATCTGTTCCGAAGGCTTTGAACGTTATCTCATTTAGATCGTATTCCCGGTTCTTACCTTTATCATCCAGACTGAGGGAAACGGTGTCCGAAGTGGTTTGAAGTTGAACAACGGTTTCCCCACCCCAACGGGATTGAAAAGTGGAACCAGATGGACGATTCGTTTGTATCAATTTCAAGGCTCGAATTATGGCAGTTTTACCGCAATCACTATTTCCAACAATCACATTAACCCCTTCATCAAATTTGAGAACGGATTTCTTATGTGATTGGAAGTTTTGTATGTTGAGTTGTTCAATCATATACAATCATGTAAAGCATCAATAAACTCAGTAGTATTAATACGATTTCTTAGATTTTCATTTTCTAAAATAAGAGAATCATAATCTTTCCCAGTAACTAATTGACTTTCTGGATTAAGAATATTTGCGTAAGATTGCAGAGCATCAAATGCTTTCTCAAATTGTACTTCACATTTGACCAATAATGCTGTTTCTGTCAATTTACATAGGTAAATTATGCCTCTTGTTTCTGGCTTAATTTCTACACCTAATAAAGTTAAATTATTCATTCCACAAATTTATTAATTATTTTTTCAACAAATTCTTTATCCGTATCAATGTAATTATTGATAGTTTTAATAGCGTGAGAAGCAGTTGCATGATCTCTTCTAAAAACCTCACCAATTAATCGAAGTGATTTTTTAGTATTGTTTTTCAACCACCACATTCCAACCTGACGAGGGATAACCAAAGTATCCCTATCTCTACCTTTTACTTTTAACGCATCAATAGTGGTTCCAAACGTTTTATTCAACCGAAAACCAAGTTCTACAACAGCTTCATCCTGTTCCTCCAAAAATCCAGCAGCTTTCTGAAATAGAAAAGTAGCCATCTCACCTATGATCAAATGAATTATAATACTATCAACCCTAATAACTATACTTTTTTCAAGTTTATTGTAAGTATATGATAGATTTGTAATTCCCGGGATATTATGAATATTAGCAGGAATTTCTATTTTGAAAATATTCGGTTTATTCGGTTGAGTGTCCATTGAAATAATTTATTTTTTATATATTTTACTCCTAATCCAAAAATCTATTACATCATTCAAAGAATTTTCTTTCAATAATTCTAAGAATTTTGAATACAAATTTGCCGGAATATTTTCTATGCAGGTTTTATACTTTTCATTGTACTCCATTAATTCCGTAGCGGGAATCATAGATTTAACTTCATTGATAAATCGGAGTTTAACTACGTTGTTAGCCGTTTCCTGGATGTAATCAGGAGAATTCCCTAAATTTAATTTAGTATTTTTATATCCAATTATTTCTAATTCCCATTCTAACCATTCAATATACTTCAAAACTTCTAAATTTGTTTTAGAGAAATCCAGTAACTTTTCAAGAAGTTCTAAACAGTTTCCCGTTTCTTCTACATATTTTTTGATTAAATCTGGTCTGTTCATATCAATTAGAAATTACGTTTACAATAATCACAAATTAACAAAGCATCAACTTTCCCGTCGTGGGATTTCTTGCATTTATCAGTCATCCGAAGATCAATAGACGGGAATAACCGTTTTGCTGCCATTTCTGCCATCCGTTTTGTATCCTTCTGAATCGTTTTTCCGGTTGAACTGGGTTTCTGTTGTAAGGGTATTCCCTCAAACATTTCAGCCTGCCATTTCTTTGGTTGTACCTTTGTGTAGGGTATTCCGTGAGAAACTAAAATACCTTCCAGTAAACCACAACCAAACCCGAAATCAAAGGTTGCCCCAGCAGATGCTCCAAAGATAGAATGAACGTCCTCAATTACAGCAAAACAATTCCAATTCTCACAATTTGCAAAAATATCTGACAAGGCTTTAATATCAAATTCTTTACCTATTAAAGGTATTTGAAGGAATAGATAATCATTGAATTCTGAATAATGAATAAATATTCCACCATTTTTACCTGGGTCAATCCCGATATGAACTTTTTGATTATCTAAATTGTTTTTAGGTTTTACATCTTTTAAAGTAAAATAACTAGTTTGTTTTTTTCTCATAAATTTTTACTTTTTAAAAAGGCACATCAGTATCATTGGGTGTTGCTTCCTGTCGAAATCTAAATTCCATTTGCCCTTCTGAATATTTAGCATCCCAATAATACTTTTTAACGTTATTTGAATTTGTTAAAACCTGAATATTCCAAGAATGATAACCTTTATCCTGTTCTTTTCTGTCAATAGTATACCCATCTTTGTTTTTTCCTTTTTTAGTGATATACTCAGTTTTTATACAAAAGGCTTTAAATTCCTCAAAAGTTAATGAAAAATCTTTACCCCGACGTTTTGAGTTATCCTTTAAATTTTGATAGGAAGCTTTCATTTTATTGTTTTCCCGGTACTTTCTTTTGATACATTTAGTACAAATAGTTCTACCTTTTTCAGATTCATTTCTGCAATAAGGAGTAGTACATTTACCCATTAACGTTCTTTCGGTTTTCGTTCTATTTCAAATTTCTTTTCAATACGTTCCCAAAGATCAATTACCTCATTTTTCAAGTCAGAAATTAACCCCTGTGATTCCACTTTCTGTATAGCTTCTTCCATTGAGATTCCAAGGGATTCACCACAACAGGTATAAGTTGTATTTTTAGTGAAACCCTTAATGTATTGCAGGTTTGCTCGAATGTCATCAATACCATATCCATAAATGATATAAACATCAGCTTTACGGTAGGGCTCATCAACGGTTTTTGTGGCTTCGATCTCCACTTTTATACCAATAGTTTTCTTTACTTCTTTTCCAGCAACTTTAACAGTTTTATAGATTTTTTCAGGGGAATTATGCTTTAATCTCACACTGGCATAAAATTCAAAAGCATGCCCACCAGGAGTAACAAATTTAGGGCCATACGCTGCAAAACTATCACGGATTTGATTTGAGAAAACCATCAGATAATTATTCTGCTTAATTACCCGACAAGATTTGCGCATCTGTTCTGAAAACTCTTTACCACGTCTACCACCCATTTTATCACCTTCATCATTTTTCATTTCTAAATCAGTAGAAAGGGCAGCCGAACTATCTACAAAAATACCATTAACAACGTCTAACGATTTTGGTGTCCATTTCTGAACTTTTGCAAAAACCTCTGTAACTGTGTCCGGTTGATAATAATTCTTTTTAGGTATGTGCATTCCAAATATTGCTGCAAATTCCTGATCTAACCTTGCTTCTGGGTCATGAAATTGTGCTTCACCTTCTTTTCGTTGAACATACCCCGCAATCTCAGATAATAAAACTGTTTTACCTGATTGAGATGGTCCAAACGCTTCAACAATAATTCCTCCAGGAATACCCCCACCACCAATCCTATTACCTGATATAGCTAAATCAAGTAGTGTAGAACCTGTACTAATTACAGTTTTAAAATTCCCATCATATTCCTTCGTTTTTATTGAAGGTTTCTCAACCTTATCCCGTACTTGCTCAGAAAGAGATTTTTCTGGTTTTCCACGCATTACATTTTGATTTTAGTAACAATTGCTTCAATTATATGAATTGGAATACCTTTATATGTTAAATTATTATTTACTAATTCCACATATTTGGTGAATTCAGAATTTATATCTTTTTTCCTCTCTTTAATATAATCCCAATTCATTTGATATTGTTCGACTACATCAGATATTAGTTTATTATCTGGAAATCCTCTTTTTAGTTCTTTTACAGCTGGTATAATTATACTCCTAAGAATATCAGATTTGGTTGTATCCTCTCTTAGAGAATACAAAGCCAAATAATCGTTGAATGGTAGAGGTATCATAACCCCTACCATTTTACAATCTTTTGTATGTGCATCAAATCTCTTTGTCATACTGCTTTATTCGTCTGAACAATCATCCCACTTTGGGCAATCGGAACAATCTTTGAACTTCTCGAAATCCTTTCCAAAAATATGTCCGTTAGGGCATTTGTTTTTCCCTGCTGGTTTTGCTTCTTCTTTAGCAGGTTTTCTCCGATCTTCAGTTTCCTTTTTTGTGTGTTTTCCAGGTTCCCCAGCTTTGCCAAAAGAAATAACGTTGAATTTATGACAGGGAATCCCAACGTAACGTTCTCCATCTTCATCACAAAGAGTGGCAGTTGCTTCTTTCTTATTCAAGGCAACAATTTCACATTCACCGTATTTTGGGTGTTTCACCATAGAACCGATACGGATTTCAGTCGCTTCTGGTTTTTCATCATCTTCGTCATCGTCATCTGGTTCCGGTTTCTTTTTAGCTTTCTTTTCAGGTTCCGGTTCAGGTTTGTTCCGTTTTGATGATTTCTTTTCTGGTTTCTCAATTTCCAGTTGAGTAGCTATATCTGCTCGAATGTCATCCAACACATCTTCATCCCAATCGGACATATCAATGTCATTTTCTTCTGCAACGGTAACCAGTTCCTCAATTTCCATTTCCTGTAATTCATCCCAAGTAGGAATAACAGGTTTTTTCTTACTTACTTTTTTTACAGGTTCTTCTTTTTTACTTTTCCCTGATTTTGTTTCCCCTGAATTTGGTTCAACTTCATCGTCGTCGTCATCCTTAAACGGTGTTTTCTTTTTCCGATCAAATGCTTTTGCAGAATCCTTGTTTTCTTCTGATTCATCCAAATCATTTTCATCAATTCCAGTAAGTTTCATTTCCAGTTCTTTATAACTTAGAACTATTAGAACCTCATCCAGATTTGGAATTTTTTTCAGGATTTTTTCTGTGTACTGATCTTCACGTTCGGTAAAGTCAATCCTACCAATTTTGGCGTATTCGTGCCCGGCAAATGATTCTTTAGTAAACCTTACTTTCAGAGTCAATCCTGCTTCCAAATCTGGGAAACATTCATTGTCAGAATCTTCTGCACACTCATCATTAAGGGCTTTCTGGAAAATGAATTGTGAATTGTCCCAGATATAGGGTTTATCATCAAATTCCTTGTGATTCTTTGGGAATACCACGTACAGATTTCGGTCTTTTGCTGAGAAAGCATCCCATTCCTCTTTTTCTGCTCCGTTGTTTTTCAACTGTTTAATGTACTCACAGATCGGGCAGGGTTTTCCAAACGTTGATGGACATACAACTTTGTCAGAATATTCACCATTTGGAATTGAATGAACCTTAAATGGCCTGCGATACCAGATACCATCAGCCTGTTCAATTGCTGCTTTATCTGGGTGCTGTTTATCTGTAACAGCATATGGAAGTATATCAAAAAACATAACCTTTCCAGGTTCTTCTTTGAACGCTGAAACACCATCAGGAAAATTGATATAACCAAAATTACTACGGTCTTTTTGCTTCTTTGCATTTGAGCTAACTGCTCCTGAGAATCTACTCTTTTTCTTTTCTTTCATCATTTAACTTTTTAAGATATTTTACGTAACCATCCAGCCCACCTTGAAGAAAACAGAACCCAATAACGTAGGTAAGTATTCCAAGATATGGGATAGCTAAAATTAAGATTATAATGTATTTGATTGTTTCTAACATCATCCTCTTTTTGATTTACCAAGTTTTGAAGCAATCCCTGAATTAATATTATTCTGTTTCTCTTTCTGTTCCCATTCTTTTGTTAAGTCCCTTGGAACAGATGGCCCAGCAAAGTAATTCTGCCCGTGAAGTTTTACAAGGTTTTCCAGCGCTGATTTCTTATTATTCAGGGCATCCATAACACCACGAAGGATATTAACCTGAAATGCAGCTTCTCGGTATTCCTTACTCACGTCTTGAAAATCTGGCTGAATAAGGATAGTGGCTTCAACTACTGAATCTGTAATTTTATCACATTTATACTTTTCTGGATTTGATCTGATAGCTTTATTCAATTCAGCCTTACAAAGTTCCAAAGCTTCTTTAGCATCAGATAAATCCTGTTGTGCTTCCGCTGATTTCTTGCTATACTTAAAAATCAGTCCGGGTTGACCTAACCACTCTACGTCTAACGCATCTGGGTCAATTGTTACATCTTTTTCGTAGTTACACATCTTCTTCAAATATTTTACTTTTCTTTTTAATTTCAATATTTATTGATCCACCATTTCTTAAAAAAGTATCAACTATATCACCAAAAGGAGTTTCACTAACTTTTTCAGTAGTAAAATCACCACCAAGAAAATTTAAAGCACCCGTTAAACAGTGTATTAAATACTTTGTTTCTTCTAATTTTCCTAAACTCATAATTACCCTTTCGTTACTGATAAACATGCAAAAACAAGCCCGGGAAACCCTGAATTATAGAAGTTTTCTATGAAACATTCCATAACCAACCCGGCCTGATCATCTTCTTTTTTCAGAAGTATAGCAGAACAATATCCAAGAACAGCCCTGCGGACGTTTTCTGGATCCTGATCACGTAACCCTGAAAGAATATGGGAAATTGCTTTCCATCCTCTCTTTCCAATTAAAGCCCTACAAAGTTCAATCGTTTGTGATTGTTCCTCTGCGGACTTCTTAGCCATTTCAAACCTTTGTTCAGGTTCAACAGCGAGAACCTGCTCCAGAATCTGTAAAGCATTCCGGGCGTGTCCTTGTGAAGCAATAGCGATCTGTTCCCAAACTTCTTTTTCCAGTTTCTCCCCTTCTAATTTTGCTACTTTACGAACCAATGAAGCGATTTGATCTTCGGATAGTAGTTGTACCGTAAATTGAGAACAACGTCCAATAATTGTAGGTAGTAACTTCTGAGGGTCGGTAGTACAAAGGATAAAATAAACGTGCTTTGGGGTATCTTCTAAAATCTTTAGTAAGGCTGATTGTGCATCACCTGTTAATTTGTGGCATTCATCCAGAACCCAAACTCTGCAAACCCCTTCCAATGGTTTGTAAGAACATTGTTTAATTATCTCACGGACGGTATCAATTCCCCGATTCTCATTTGTCCCTACTTCCCGATAATCTGAACCAATACAGTTTAATTTATCCGCTATTATTCTTGCCATCGTAGTCTTTCCACAACCTGATGGACCGGAAAGTAGAAAAGCATGTGGATGTTCATCTTTTGAAAGAAGTTTATTCAGGGCTGAGATTGTATTCTCATTCCCTTTTAAATCTTCCAATTCTGTTGGTCTATGTTTTTGATATAGGATCATTAATCAGGCATTTTAATACGTTCTGGATTTGAATCTCTCCATTTTCCAAATTCAAAAATCCTTTCATCTATTGCAGAAATAAATTCATCGGAACAACCTTCTCTTTGACAAATTTCTTTGTAATAAATAATCATCCCAAGACTAAATTTATCTTTAGCTGTAAAAACCATAATGGGTATATTTTGGTTTTCTCCATCATCAATAATTTTTTGATTCTTTTTATTCATAATTAATTTGTTGTTTATGTAATATACTAAATTTTTTTAAAAAACTTAATTTTCTTCCATCTTCTCCATCTCAGCCCACGAGGCATCCACTTTCCCAATATCAATCTCAACATCTAAAGGAACATTAATCCAATCCCAGGCAGCAGGGAGTTCTTTACAGGTGATTCTACGGGCTAAGGCTGTAAATTTTTTAGCCTCTTCTGGTAATACATCACCATTTAAAGCATCATGAATTTGTCCATTTAAACGAGCATCCCATTGTCGTTCTATAATTTGTCTATCAAGTTCAGTAAATGACCAAAGTAGACAATGAAAAGCAGACCCCTGAATCGGATAATTTAGAATTTGATTTAAGGACATCAAACCTGAATAACGAAAACCAGTAAATGAATCTATGTAGCCTTTTTTCTGATATGATGCCCAAATTTTCTTTTGATACTTCTTACCTGTTGTAAAAATATCATTCCAGTAGTAATCTTCAACGGATTGGACGTGTTTTTGGAATTTATCAATATTATTTATTCCTTTTTCAAGTAAATAATCAGAAAAGTAACCATCTGCCAATTTTGTACCTTGGTTTGCTTTCCAATTCTTTTTTTCTAACAAACCCCCCCAAGCACAAGCGATATTTATAGCACAGCGTTTATACCATGAACCATATAACTGAGGAAAAACAAACCCATTTTTAGCAGCAGAACGAAAATAAGCATGAATTGGGTCACGTTTATTGAAATTATCAATTTGCATTACTTTAGAAGCAATATCCCCATGAATATCTGAATTATTCTGAATATACTTTAACATCGTGGGGTCTTGATAATAACAACCAGCAATACGAAATTCAACACCTGAATAATCTATTTCAACTAATTGATGCCCCGGTCTTGGTATAATCCCTGTTCGGATAATTTTTAATGTCTCTTTATCCCGTTTAGGTATATTCTGAAAGTTCGGTGAATCTGATGAACTTCTAAAAGTCTGAACCAAATGTAAATTAAAAGATGGATGAATAACACCATTAACCTGTTCTCGGGTAAAAGCATCTAAGTAAGTATCACGAATCTTTTTTAATTTGCGAATAGCTAACATATCATTTAATTCTGGTATGTTTAACTGGGTTAACGCTTCTTCATCCGTAGAACCCTGACCAGATTTTGTAGTAAAAACTGGTTCAATTTTCTTGGTTTTATACAGGTAAAAAGAAAGCTGGGTATTGGAATAGATATTTGGTTTCTTGTTCCCGATTGAATGTGACCAGTGACGATAGAAATTGGTATCATATAAGGCTTTTTCAAGTGAATCTATCCGGGTAGTTAAATCCTCCTTTGCCTTATTACAATAATCAAGATCAATTCTTATTCCCTGCTGTTCTGCCCGTGAGAGGGCTAAAACACCACGGTGTAGAAGTTTATATGCTTCCGATGTATTTGGGTTTATTTGCATTGGAATAATATATTAAAAACAATCATCTGTTGATGATAATGTTTCATCTATTGAATCAGAAACCCCTTCAAACTCATCTTGTAATAATTCTTTATTTTTCATCTTTTTCCAGTTTTATTTTTTAACTCAATTTCTGCTTTTATCACATCCAAATTATCACGGACGTAATCCCTGACAGTAACATAACCGTTCCCATGTTCAAAGAACCAAAAAAGATATTCAGGTGATACATTTGCCATCTTTTCTCCTTTATACTTGCCAAAAGGCATTAGATCGTTATCAGTCATTTTTCTTGAATAAATTAATAACTTTATCAATTATTTCAGAAGGTGTACAGGATATTCTTTCATTTGTACCAACTATCCATTTCATTGAATAATCTAAAAGAATAGCTTTATCAAAAGGGCTGTATAATCCAATTTGACCAACACCATCTACATGAATCCAATTATCCTGAATAAATATTTTTGATTTATCTATAATCATAATTCAAAAAGGTAAAAAATCGTATCCAATTTTCTCAATCTGTAATTGTGCCAAACGAAACTCAAAACATGAGTCCATCGCACAGTATTCCATCAGCTTTTCCTTACCACCGGGAAGTTTTATAAGTTCCTCAATCCGGTTTAAGGCATTTCCATCGTTACTCCCACTTTTTAGGTAAGGAGAAATCTCAGAATCATAATCAATAACCCCAAATTGTACGTAGGTTTGAAATTT